CCAAGTATTTTGAGTAAGATCTATAATCCCACCCATTCCAATTCCATGAATCCAACATGCAAAATAAAAATCTACTGTATCTCCGGCTGTTTGAGTTATCTCTATAAACCTAGATGTGGCTGCATTGAAAAGACTTGTATTAAAATAATCAGTAGAACTAACAGAGGCACCATCTAAAGAATAATAAGTGTTGTTGGTAATTAAACCTGCCCTCATTATACTTGTATTTAAACTATCTGAATTTGTAAAAAGTGCAGGGTGACCATCATTACTAGAATCGGATTGATCTAATCTAATGGTAGCACCAGCTACCCATGGTAATTTATAATTAGTTGAACTTGGATCTGTAGTAGGTTGGGCACCATTAATAAAATAAACGTTGCCAGTATTACCTGATCTAAAAGTAGTTCCTGTTGCGACTGTAACTGTGAAAGTTGTGTCAGCCATAGGGTTTAACTCCCTATGATGTTAATCTGATAATTGCAGATGTTGCGTTGTTAGTTGGAAACTCAATAGAGAAAGTTCCGTTAGAAACACTTTTTGCGCCACCAAAATCAACGACCGCCACTACAGCATTAGCTGAAGGTGCAGTAGTATTATAAATCATACAACCATCTGTTGTAAATGTTGCTGAAGTCCAAGCGTTACTTGCTGCTACTGATAAATCTGTAAAAGAAACAAATGATGTTGTTGTAGTAGTACCTACACCAGAGTTAACTAGAGTTCTTCCACCAGCTACATATTGAGTAGCAGTTGCGCCACCATTAGTAGTTTTATCACTAACTTCATTTGTATTAGTGGGTACTGCATTAGCATCTGCTGGAGCTGCATAAGTAGTTGTAGTTGAACCTAAAGTTGCATTTACAAATAATGCTAGTTTAAAAGTATTTCCACCACTACCACTAACTTGAAACTTGTGTCCGCCTTGTAATAATTCTGCTTTAAAAGTATTTGTAAGTGCTGATACTATTGCCATAATTTTTATCTCCTAGTTTTTTTACGGGGACGGTGATTCGATTTTAAGTCTGACTGTTCCGTCAGTGTAGTCATCTCTTCTTCGTCTTCCTAATTGCATTCCTGCAATCTTTTGTAGTTCAGTATTATACTTTTGTTCGTACAATGTCAACATATCCATTGGACCTTTTAAGAAACTATATGCTTGTGCTAAACAGGCATTTAGAAGTAATTCTGGGAAATAGTTACTTATATAAGTAGTTGTATTACCCGTTGATAATCCAACTGGTAGCTTATTATAATAGATTCTAAAGTAATAATTTTCATCTGGAGTAGGTGCAAGATACAATCCACCTGAAGTAGTATCCGTTAATCCTGTTGCTCCGCCAAACATAGCATAATATTTAGGCAATCCAGTAACATCTTGACCTGTACTAGGTCCTTCTGGTCCTGTTAATCTACCTACATATTCAGACAAGAATGTTTGATCACGCTTCTCTAACCAAAAACCTTGTTCTGTTGTAACTGATGTAGATGGAAAAACCTCTACGCCTCTTACAAATAAGACTCCAGCCGGGTTGTTGATAGTATTTTTATCTTTTTGAAATTGTCCTTCTTGTACAAATCTATCCGAATCCATTGGCAGATCATTATTAATTCTGTTCTCAGCTAACATAATAAAATCATTAGTAATAGGTGCTGTAAATACAGAAGTACTTACTTCTGTATAACTTGAAATTGCTGATGTAAGTGTTGCGTAAGTGTATGACATAATTATGGTTTTAAGATTACTGGTCCGACTCCTACGGGGTAACCTCCTCCTATTCCTGCACTCGTTGCATTAGCTGCTGCTGAAAACCAGAACCATCTAGTTTGAGTAGCGTCTGTTGCTCCGTTTACATATTTACCTATGTTTATAGCATATCCTACAGCTTGTGCAATAACTGCTCCTGGAATACCTCTAACATTATCTGGAATATTAAAGTTTCCAGCTATACCTGGAGCTCCACGAAATCTTTTTATATCTCCTGTGGCATATTTATTACCAGGAAGAAAAACATTAACAATAGGTGAACCAGCTTGATATGTCTCAAATGGATCAGCTATTAATAAATCTAAAACAGTAAACTCTGTACGTGCCGGATAAGCGTGTTGCAAGGCTTGTGCATCAGCAGTCACGGGTCTTGGTGTAAGTTGTGGTTGCTTAGCTTCGAATTCAGAATTATGAACCCAGGCTCCTGTCCATTCTTGTACCATTTCTGTATAAGGGAACGCGGCCCCTGATCTCATTGAGATCATTAGTGCTCTAGAACCTTTTGAATAAACAGCCATTAGATATTTGGATAGTAAGTTTTAGGGGTTATGTATGTACTAGATGGAGATCCATCTTCAGATAAAGCCCTTGCTAAATCGTCTTCGTAAAACAATTTCATCTCTTGTGTTCTCTCTGGTGCAAACTTTTGTGATAACAAATAAGTTAGTCCTGAAACCATACACGGTACAAATCTATAAGGCGCATCAACTGCATTAGAAAAAGCACCTACATCTTGAATTCTTTTTACATAGTAAACCATTAGTTTACTTGTTACTGCTGCGGCTGTTGCATTAGGTAAAGGGTAAATAGTTACAGTAACTCTATCTATAAATCTTTGAACCCAAAATTGTGAAGGGGTTCCAATTGTTGCTTTATTAGCTGTACCCGAATAAGCAGATCTATCTACTTTAGTTAAGGCAATATCAGATTGAGCTGTAGTATTATAATTTTGTCTAAATCCTACATTTAATAAATCTGTAATACCGTAAATTGGATTCTCAGGAGCTGTTCTTGCTTGAGGTGTAGATCCCGGTGCTGCCGCACTATCTACAGCATTCCTATAAAAAGTATAAGTTCCAGAACCTTCAGATGTTGCATCTACATTAGTAGCAGAACCTAGAGTTAATGTAACGTTTGTATTTCCTACTTCCCAGAAATGTAAACCTCTATTACCCCATTCTTGAAATAGAATGTTTAAAGATCTCTTAGCTGTTTTAAGCTGATGACCAGAAGTACCAACTAAACCTAGTCTTTCAAATGAATCTGAAATAATTTCATCAATAGAAAAGTCTTGGTCAAATTGATAAGTTTGAGAAGTAACGTTTGACATTTAACCTCCTAGTAATTTTTTAACCACTCCATGTGGATTGAAATTGAATCACCCGCTGTTGTAGCTGTTGTACCATCCCCAGATCTAATAATTACATCACCTGTTGAACCACCGGTTCCAAGAGCTGGATTAGCTATTCCACCAATATTTGTAAAATCGTTATATCCATTACCATTTAATGCCATATAGGGTAAATCTGCTGTTGCATTTCCTACAATACTTACAGAATCTACTTTTGCTGCTACCGACACAGAATACCAAATTTTTTGTAAAGATAACGAAAGACATTTTCTTGCGTCAGCAATATTATTTGCCACTGTTGGAAATCTTAAATTGTTTAATGTTGATACATCAATAGTAAATGTAAATTCACCTGCTGCCTCTGTGGGCATTAAAATTGTTTGTACTATTAATCTTTTTGAACCGTCAAATTGTATATTAGTTGATCCTACTGCTGCCATTTTATTTCCTTCCTACTCTAGGAGAGCGATCATTACACCGCTCTCTGAAAGTAAATTAATTATTAGTTACTTCTTACGCTGTTTACAGATTGTAAATATTCAACTGTAATAAGTGCTACACCGTTAGTTGCCGCTGCTCCTGCTGCAGTATTAACAACCATAAGAACTTCTTTATCAATACCCGCTGTAGAATCACCTTGAGCTGGATCAGTATCTGCGTTTGATACATCAGCATAGTTAACAGATTGAGCAGCAGTAATTGTACCGAAATCTTCGGCATAATTTAAAGTTGCTCTAGTTTTTAAACTAGCTGTGTCACTTGGTGAAAAGTAATCTAAATCAATAACTGGGACGTTCGTATTGTTAAAAGACGAAGTTCCAAAACCAATTGTAGATGCTCCACCCATATCGAAAGCGATAGGTAAATGTACTCTCCAGTTAACTATTCTTGAATTAGCTGGGATATTGATATTGTTTGTTAAGTTTTTGTTTGATGTAGTTACACTTTCAACATTACTAAAGAAGTTCCAAAGTGATTTTAATGGATAGTTTGCTTGTGTAGCAGCTGCTGTTCCATTAGCTGCATCGTAACCAATTGTAATTGCTCCGATTGAAACACCGCCAACTAAAGTTACAGAAGTGATTGTTCTATATAACAAAGTACTTTGAACTGTTGCTGCTGCATTAGGACCAGTAATTGTTCCTTCAGTTTGAGAGTTGCCAAAAAGATCAGTTCCAACAATTGTAAATGTTCTTACTGAGTCATTACCTGATGAAGTGATTGCAACTTTAGCAGCTCCATATACACCAGCTCTATCTAAATTTGAGTTAGGTAATACGAATGAACCACTAGCTGTAGTTCCGTCTACTGTGTTTGTTAAAGTAAGTAATCCTGCTGCAGTTCCAACTCCATTGGCTGCTGCTGTAGCGATTGAGTCTGCATCAAAGTTTAAGAACTCGTCATCAAACGCAAACGTTTGACTCATTACTACGTATCCTGTGTTTCTTACGTTTTGAGAAGGTAAGACTCCTGTTGTGTTTTGTATTTTACCGGCTGTTATTGGTCCGGAAAAGTTTGTTTTTGCCATGATATATTCTCCTAGTTCATTCTACATAGTCTCTAGGCCGTCGACTATACAGCGTCTATGTAAAATATATTATTAATTAAAT